CGGGCGACTGTAACTCGGGCAACTGTAACTCGGGATTCTTTAATGAAAACGAAAATAAATGTTATATATTCGACAAATTATCGGATATGACGGTATTGCAATTTAGGAACAGCCGTTTTTATGAAGCCTTAAATTCTGTGCCATTTATATTGACCGAATGGGTTGAATATACGGAAGAAGAGAAGAAAGCAGATAAAGCAAAAGCACTGATAGGCGGATATTTGAAGAAATACGAATATAAAGAGGCATGTAAAACTTGGTGGGATAAATTAAGCGATAAAAATAAAAAGATTATTCAGGAGATTCCGAACTTTGACGCAGAAAAGTTTTACCGAATAACCGGAATCCGAATATAAAGTCATTCGCGGGTGTGCGACGTGAAAATAAATAAAAAGGAAAAGTTCAGTTTTGTGAGAAAGAGCAAACATGCAAGGCAAACCGAAACCCGTTCGCGCACATGAGCGGGAAGTAGGAAAAAGAGGAGTAAGATGAACTATCAGCAATCCGTATTTGACGGGACGGAGAACTCGACGGTAGAACAAAGTATAAGGCTGATAAAAGAGTTTGAAGCTATTGCGTTACATCGTAATCCGTTGGGATATATCGTAGGATATAGCGGAGGAAAGGACAGTGATGTTTTAGTGGACTTGTTTCGGAAATCGGGAGTGAAATTTTTCGTCATGCATAATCATACGACGTTGGACGCGCCTGAGACGGTATATTATATACGAAAGAAGTTTGCGCAATGGGAAGCGGAAGGGATTCCGTGTAAAATCTATTATCCCGAAAAAAGTTTTTGGTCGTTGTGTTTGGAACGTAAGATGTTACCTTCGAGAAAAGCTCGATTTTGTTGCAGCGAACTGAAAGAGCGAGATATACCGGAACTAAAATTTGCAACGCACTCTTTCGGGGTAAGAAAGGCGGAAAGCGTGAAACGGTCATTACATCGGGATAGTATCGAAATGAAAGATAAGGAAAAATATTCAGACATTCAGTTATTTCATTTCGATAACGCAGACGAAGTAAGACAAACGGGGGCATGTTATCGAAAGAACTACTTTATAGTGAATCCATTGGCATATTGGAGCAATGAATATCTTTGGAATTATATCGAAAGTGAGCATATAGAGGTAAATCCTCTTTACGGAGAAGGATTTACGAGAGTGGGGTGTGTGGGTTGTCCAATGGCGGGGAAATTATACAGGATAGAGGAATTTAAGAGATATCCAAAGTATAAAGCACGATTCATAAAGTTGTGTGAGGATATAATGCGAATACGGATAAAACAAAATTTATCGAACAAATACGGGTTTAAGACAGGCGAAGAATATTTTAACTATTGGCTGTATGAAGAATTACCGAAAGGAGAAACCTTGTTTGACTTGGAGGACTAACATGGAGAAAGAGAAGCAAATCGAAGAAATGATTAAAATTACCGATTCGCATAATTGTCCGAAGGGACAATGCTTTAAATTCGGATATTCGTGTAACAGGTGCAAAATCGAAACCTTAGTAAACGCGGGCTATGGAAACGTAAAGGAAGCGGCGCGGGAGGCATACAAACAAGCGCGGAAAGAAACGTTTATGGAAATCATGGAAACATTGCGATTCGGCTATGAATTACCGATAGACGATATTATGCATGAAATAGCGAAAGAATACGGAGTGGAGGTAGAGGAATGAAAACATATCTTGAAATGAATGAGAAGGTTGCAGATATTTTGCAGCATGGGGGTAAAATAGAACAATATGCTGCTCAATATATAGAAGAATTGCGGAAGGAAAATGCGGAACTCAAACACCGAGCGGAAGTAGCGGAGAAGGTAGTCCAGACTTATGAGGAAGTAATTGAGAGAGCCGAAAAGAACTTTTGGAGGGGCCGAAATGAAGATTCAGATTGAAATAAACGGAATAGAGGATCGGCAGACGATAGCGGCGATCCTTGTGGCAAACGGGTATACTGTGCGGCTCGCGAAAGTGAAGGATACACGGGTGAAAACGGTCGTGGAGGCCGAAAAAGAGCTGTCGGAGGAGCAAATATGAGAGAGATATTATTTAGAGGAAAGAACGCAGACAACGGCGAATGGGTGTATGGGAGTTATTTTGCACACCAAAAAATACGCCTTTGCATGGTGCGCGGCGAGAGCGAAGTTGAAAAAAATACTCAACATTTAATCGTCCAAGACGCGCTCGCTTGCGATTGGGGATTTAAGAATGGAATGCAGGTCGTTGATGTGCTTCCTGAAACCGTTGGGCAGTATACAGGCTTGACTGATAAGAACGGGAAGAAGATTTTCGAGGGGGATATAATTATATGCGATACGTCCACGTATAGATATGTCACGGGAACTGTGAAATATAGTGAAAACGCGAGTTGCTATTATATTAAAGCGCTAAATTCGAGTAATGATTATATGTTTAATTGTGATAATATTTTAATAATCATCGGGAATATACACGACAATCCCGAATTGTTGGAGGGATAAAATGAAAGATGTTTTAAAGAAATGTAATTGCCGATACGCAAAAATAGAAAATGGTGGTAGGGATAGCGTAACCTTTTGGATTGAGTGTAAATTGGAAGGTATTGTAACAGATATTGAGAGGTGTAAGAAATGCAAGAAAAAGAAAGAAAACTGATAAAATGTGATTTTTGTCCGATGTATACTCAAAACGGAAAATGCTATTGGTATTTTCAATCAAGTAGAAAACATGATTGCGAGAAAGCAATAAAACTAATGGTAGAAGTATTGAAAATAAATAAGGAGAAAGAAAAATGAGCAATAGAAAACCTTTACCTGCCGCGACACGAAAAATTGTCTATGAAAAGTATAACGGACATTGTGCGTACTGCGGCAAAGCAATTAAGTATAAGGATATGCAGGTAGATCATATCAATAGCGTTTACATGAAAGGTGAAGATAATGATATATCAAATTTATCTCCTGCGTGTCGTTCTTGTAATTTTTATAAAAGTACAATGACGGTAGAGGGCTTTCGTAGGCAACTCGGATTAATAGTAGAGCGATTAGAAAAAGTATTTATATATCGCCTTGCGCGTGATTATGGCTTGATTTCGGAAGACAAAAAAGATATTATATTTTATTTCGAGGAGGTAAAAAATGAGCGAGTATAAGGAATGTCCGCTTGGGGTGAATCCGCACGATTTTGAACATGCAGACAGAATACAGGAATTAAGCGAAGCGATTTAGAGATACGCATGTTTTTTCGAGGGGGATTACAGAGCCGAGTGTTATGAAATGATAGCCAAATGGGCGGAAGAAATAAAGCTCCTGTCCGAACTGGAAATAAAATTACTGTTAAAGGAGAAACAAAAATGAGTAAGTATAAGAGATTGACGACTAACGAACCCGAGGACAATGTAGAAACAATGCTGAATTATGCGCATTGCAAAGATAAAGAGGTGTTTATTTACGACGAGCAAGGAAATGAAGTGAAACTGACAGAGTACATAGCAAATCACGCCCAAGAAGAATGTGGAGTGACAGCCGAGGACATAATGGAGGGCTGTTGCTTTGAGTGTATGGATTGTCCATTGGGAATATTAAATACAATAGCCATACAAGCGGCGGAGTTGCATTACCGTCTTGCAGAATTGGAGGACAAAATAGAAACGGGAAAGTTGGTAGAGTTGCCTTTGAAGGTTGGCGATACGGTATATTCGGTAAACTTTATTTTTCGAGACGGTTATGAAATAGACAAAAAGGGAAATGAAAGACCGGTATATTCTTCGGGGTGGCGAATACATGAAGAAAAAATTACGGATAAAAATATTTATAAAATGTGTGATTTATATGTAAACGATAAAGTTTACACCACCCGCGAAGCTGCCGAGGAAAAATTGAAAGAGTTAGAAAAGAAACTAAACGAATTGTCGGAGGGAAAGCAATGACCCAATGGCAAACACGTTGTGGATTATGTAGAAACTTTGAAAAGGGATTAGGATGTCCTTGTCATTTAACTATATGTAAGTTTGAGCCAATACTATGCACAGCAAGTAATATTACGGTTATGCTACCCCGTGAACAATGGAGTGCAAATATAAATACGGAAACGAAAAAAGATATAAATTAACAAAAAGTATTTTTTGAAAGGGAAGAAAACGTATGCAACCAAGATATACATCAATCACGGATAAACGAAATATAAAAGGATTGCTTAAAACTCTTGTGCAAAAGAAAAACTTGGTACAATCAATGCACGAGGCGTTAGAGTATAAAAAATTTACATTTACCCATACGGAGAATCCCGAAATAAAAGCGCATATCGAAGATTATCTGAAAAAACAGCAAGAGGAATATGATCGATACATAAATGAGATAGCAAATACAGAAGAGTTTATATTTTCTCTTATGAAAACATTGACGCCTGTTGAACACCAGATTATTTTGAATCGATATATGATGTGTTATAGCCTAAATAAAACAGCGAGACTGATGTATTATAGTCCTGAAAGCATTAAACTATATACTTCGTCAGCAATAGAAAAAATGAAAAAGGAGGCCGAAAAAAATGAAAAATGTTGAAAGGCAAAAGCAACTTGACGAGCAGAAGTATCTTTTAAGCGAGAGCAGGAAGTATGATATGAGCGGAAAAATGGACTACTGCAATTATTGTACATACTGTACGGACGGAAAATGTAAAGCGGAACAGCTCGAAAGGGAAGCAAAAACAATTTGCGCCACAGCGTATAACAGGCAAATTCGAAAAAAGTAAGAAAAAATTATGTAAAAACCCTGCTTGTAGCAAGGGTTTTTATTTTGTCAAGAAAAATTTTATGGTTTTTGAAAAGTTTACCCGTTTTTACCTTTTTTTGTCTATATAATTTATTTTAAGAAGTTGAGGAAGTACAGAAATGGGATATATCAGAAAAAAGATTTGTTCGTTTCCGGGATGTCAAAACGCTGTAGTAGGTGAAGGCGCTTATTGCGACAAACACAAAAAAGAAGCATGTCGAGATACGACCAGCCAATATGCCAGATATTACAAAACGCCGTGGTGGAGAAAGGCGAGAAAGAATTTTTTGCTGACGCATTTATGGTGTGAGGAGTGTGCTCGAAAAGGGAAACATACGCTTGCCGATACAGTTCATCATAAAGAAGGGTTCTGTAATTGGACAAGTTTTTGCGATAAAACACAGTGGGAAGCACTTTGTTCAAGTTGCCACGGGAAAATCCATTCTAAAGAAACCAATGAGGATTTATATAGAAAATATCACGGGAAATAACAATGTCAGGAATAAAAGGAAAGAGCGGAGGAAAACGAGAAGGGGCAGGGAGAAAGAAAAAGCCGGTAGTTCCGGATAAACCGATTCCGTCAAAATTTAACGATATAGAATCGGTTTATGACAATATGCAAAAGTGCAACATGGAACTTTTAGATTTTCCCAAAGATCTAAATGACATTCCGTATGCAAAAGAGGCTTGGGATTATGTATTGCTTTGTGAAAAAAATTCTAAAATTCATTTGCTGAATGCCCGACATTATGAAGCCTTAAAGTCATATTGTCTTGCGGTTTCTATGAGAAGATTGCTCATATCTTCATGGAAAAAAGACGGGTGTCCGACTTCGGTTGTTGATGACCGCGGAAATATTAAAGTACATCCGATTTTGAAAGAAATAGAGAATAAAAACAAATCCGTGAACGAGTATGCAGAAGCATTGGGGCTTACGGTTTTAGGAGAATATAAACTTGCAAAAATAACGCAAAATTCGCCAAAGCTGACGGGAGAGGAAAAATCGACGATTGAAACCAATAGTATGTTCGATTAGAGAGGATTGTTCGAGTAATAATGTACTACACCATTGACAAGACAAGAAAAGAATATAGTTATGCGGAAAAAATCATAAGCGGTGAATATTTGTCGGACGAACCCGAATTGCTTGCATGCAAGCGATTTATGAAGGATTTGAATAGACAAAACGACCCTGATTTTCCGTGGTGTTACGATACGACGCGAGCCGACAGATTTTTCAGATTTTTTGAAAGCTGCGCCAATATAGACGCACCGCAAGGAACATTTTTGAAACTTGCACATTTTCAGTATTTTGATTTGGGAAACATCTTCGGCTGGGTTGAAAAAGCGACGGGACGCAGGAGATTTGTGGAAGCCTTGATATATGAAGCAAGAGGCCAAGGAAAATCAAGCGAATGCGGAGTTATCGGAAACTATGGATTGACGGCGGACGTTATTTACCCTCCTTATCACCCGGATTCACCTGAACGACATTTTGAGCTTAATCCCCGAATTGTAACGCTCGCAGTTGATCGCGAACAGACAAAGCAAGTGCGGGGAACGGCTATGGAAATGGCGAGACGAAGCCCGTTTTTGAAAGACCAAATAGATGTAAAGCAGACATATATTCGAGGAAAGGCGCGCGGTGGTGAGTTTACTGCCGTATCTCGGGAAACAGGAAATCTTGACGGTGCCAAGCTGAATCTTATTATAGCCGACGAATGGGCGGCTCATAAAGAAGAACAACGAATTAATGTTTTACGGGGTTCATTCGGTAAGCGGGAACAGTGCTTGCTTTTGAAAATAACGACCACCGGAGACGATGCCGCGAATAAACCCGCAAAGACGGATTATGACCGTTGTTTGGAAATTTTGCACGAAAGAGTACAGGACGATACATATTTTATCATGATTCGTCAGTTGGGCGAAAAAGACGATCCGGCAGATTTCAGCCTTTACGAGAAAGCGGCTCCAATGCTGCGTGAGCATAATGAGTATTCGGAAAGGCTGTTAACGCAAATAAAAGATGAATATAACAAAGCCTTTAACGGAGGAAGTGAGGCGCAAAGGATAGAGTTTCTAACAAAACGCACAAATCGTTGGCAAGTCGGGAGTGAACAAAAATTTTTGGATCAAGAGATGCTGGACATGCTTGTAAAGAGCCAAATTTCTCGAGAAGAATTTTTTGAGTTAATTAAAGACCGTCCTACGGTTTGCGGAATCGACGCAAGCAAAAAAATAGATTTGTCGTCAGAAACATTTGTATTTAATCTGCCTGACGATAAAATAGGAATTTATGCTTATGGTTTTTTACCGAGCGAAAGCCTGTCTCGGCATGAAAAAACAGACGGTTTGCCTTATGAAGCGTATGCCAAAAAAGGATATTTGGAGATAATACCGGGAACTTATATCGACCAAGAGCCCTTAAAACAATACGTATGCGACTTTGAAAGAAATAATAGCAGTGAAATAAAAGGTATTTCAGCCGATCCTGCTTGGTGTCATCAATTACTGATAGATTTTGAAGAAGGAAGAACGCCGAGCGGAAATGCCTATGAGGTTTTTGAATGTCCGCAAACGACAGCAGTATTAAACGAGGCATGCGAATTATTTCAAAATAAATTACTGGACGGAAAACTGGTAATTTGTGAAAATGAGCTGTTCATAAAGCATTGTTCAAATGCGTACAAGGAATACGATAAAGGCGGACGAATGAAGGTGGCGAAAAAAAATAAAGATAGCGTTTATCGTATCGATCTTTTGGCTTCTACCTTAGATGCAATAAGAAAAATGGATTTATTAAACGGAGAAAACTTAGTAAATTCAATAATAAATGGTACATTTACGTTTTGAAAGTAAAGAGGAGTTGCGATGGGATTTTTTTCTAAAGACAAACCCAAAAAACAAAAAAGGATAAAAAATTATTCCGGGGATTCATCTGTTTTTCATGACGAGTTGATTTTACAGATGGAAAGGAATGCGCGGGAAACAAATGCAATGAAACTTTCCTCCGTATATTGTGCCATATCTACAATCTCCGATACCATGAGTAAAATTCCGTTCAACGTCATTAACAGATTTACTAAAGAAAAAATAGACGATCCGGAACTTTATTATATCCTCAATATGCAGCCTAACGAAAAAATGAATGCCGGTACAATGAATAAACTTTTTTGGACGTGGGTTCTTACGGAAGGCGAAGGGTATTGCGTTCCCGTCCGAAAATATCGGACAACTCGTGTGGAGCGGCTTATTCCGGTCCCGCCGTCGTCCGTATCGAAAATGGTAGATGCAGACAATAACCTTTGGTATACGGTAACTTTATCAGAGAAAAATAACTTGACCCTTCGTTATGATGAAATAATCCATCTAAAAGCGATGACGGTAGACGGAATAAACGGAATATCGCCTTTGGAATATGCAAGAAATACCGTTCAATCCGGGTTAAATCAGGAAAGTTATAATGAGGCGTTTTATAAAAATTTTGCCCGTCCTGCGGATTATTTGAAAACTGTTGCCGATATATCGTCAAAGAAAACCAAAAGAGATATTATTGATGAGAATGGAAAAACAAAAACGGTTGATGTATCTTTGAAAGAAGTAGTTCGGGAAGAATGGGAAAAAGCGCATACGGGCGATAAGCGTTTTAAGACGGCTATTTTAGACAACGGATTTGAATATGTCACAGTCCCGCAAATCACGCCCGAACAAATGCAGTTTGTAAATTCAAAAGAAGTCAACGTCGAAGATATAGCAAGATTTTTTAATATGGCGTCATGTTCGTTTAAGCTGGGGATCGGGAAACAGTCTTACAGCACAAATGAACAAGGTCAGATTTGTTATATTACGGAAACGATAGTCCCTAAGCTCCGGCAGTGGGAACAAGAACTTACGTTAAAGTTATTGACGGAAGAACAGAGAAATAAGGGTTGGGTAATCAAAGGAAACCTTAACGCAGAATTGCGGGGAGACAGTACGACACGAGCAAATTTCTACGATAAAATGCGTTCTATGGGTGTGTATAATATCAATGAAATCCGAGCCTTGGAGGATATGCCTTCAATCGGAGAAAAGGGCGAAACAAGACTGATAGGCGCGAATAGCGTTCCCTTAGAACGTTTATTAAACGGTGAATCGGCGGGAAGTGCAACGCCTAACGATTTAACGGGTAACGAAAAAGCTACGAAACAAAAAGAAGAAGAGGAGAAGTAATTATGTCGTTTTTCAATTTTGTAAACAGAGCCGAGGCAGAATCCGCCGAGCTTTATATAAACGGTGACATTGTGTCTGACGACGACGCGGAATTTTATGAAGCATTCGGAATAAAGTGTACGGCGCCGAAAGGTTTTAAGGAGCAACTTTCGGCGCTGAACGGAAAGCCTTTAAGCGTATATGTAGACAGTTATGGCGGCGATGTGCTTGCCGCAAGCTCCATTTATACGATGTTGAGAGAGTATAAAGGAGAAGTTACGGTAAAGATTGACAGTATTGCGGCGAGTGCTGCAAGTGTAATTGCCATGGCCGGCGATAAAATTTATATGTCACCGACCGCGTTTTTGATGATTCATGATCCGTCTACCGCGATATGGGGCAATATAACGGAAGTCAAACAGTGCCTTGAATCCTTAAAAGCGATTAAAGAAGGCATTATAAACGCTTATGCCCGAAAGAGTAATCTTCCCCGTGAAAAAATTTCTAAACTGATGACCGATGAAACGTGGCTTGATTATAACGCCGCACTTGAATACGGATTTATAGACGGAGAGATTACAAAGGATTCGATAATTATTCCGGACGAGGTACTGAACAGCATAAAAAATCAACGCATTACGATTTTTAATAAAGTGAGTAAAAAGTTACCGGTTCCGGAGAATCGACCGGAAAAAACGCCGACGAAGCGTCAAATACGAGAAGCCGCAGCACAATTTGAATTTCTATTATTAAAACGTTAAAATTTTAGCCGAAACAAAAATCCAAACGGCTGAATAAAGGAGAAATATATGACAAAAGCACTTGAAAACCTGTATAGCAAAAGAGAACAGCTCCTGAATAAAGGGAAAAGTCTCAATGTGGAAACCGATTATGAAGCATTTGTAAGCAACAATGCGGAAATCAAAAAGCTCGACCAAATGATTGAAGCACAGGAAGAATTTGAAGCAAATGAAAAAGAAACGGCGGCGGCTGCTTCCTCCGCTTCAAACGGTAAAAACAGCGCGGCGAATAACAAAAAGCTGTTTACTTCTTTTTCAGAACAACTTCGAGCCATTGTTAACGCAGGCCGCCCGAACGGAGCTGTAGATCCTCGTTTGATTAGAGACGACGAAAAATCCGACGGAACGCTTAATACTACAAATAATCCTGACGGCGGGTACGCGATTCAAAGCGATTTCCTTGGAAACATTCTCGAAAAAGCGTATGAGAGAAGTCCTATTATCTCCCGTTGCCGTTCCTACACCATTTCTTCCGACTCGAATCGAGCAAATTATGTTTTACTCGACGACAGCGGAGACGCGGCAAAAGAAGGCGTTGTCGTATCTGGGGGTGTGCAGACTTATTGGGTAACGGAAGGAGGGACGGTGACGCCCTCGAAACCTAAAATTAAATCCAAAGAATTGAAACTGCGTAAAGCGATGGGGCTTTGTTATGTGACGGAAGAAATGTTGGAGGACGTATCTTTTACCTCGCAGCTTGTCGAGGACAGCTTTGCGGACGCACTTGCGGGGCTTGTTACGGATGGTATCTTAAACGGTACGGGAGATACCGGGAATCAGCCTTTCGGCGTTCTGAAATCTTCCGGACTGGTGACCGTAACGCCCGCGGACAGCACTAAACTGACTGCTAAAGATTTTATTGCTATGAAAGCAGCTATGAGAAAGAAGGACTGGGATAATGCGGCGTGGTTTATGCATCCCGACTTGGAAGCTGAATTGCCGCTTCTGAATGACGGAGAAGGAAATTTGCTGTTTATTCCTGCAGGCGGATTGTCCAACTCACAGTATGATACGCTTTTTGGAAAGCCGATAATCTACGACGAATTTCTTTCCGCAAAAGACAGTGTGGGAGATATTCTGCTTGCCAATTTTGATCAGTATATGCTGATTAAAAAAGGCGCGGAAAGAAAGGAATGGAGTATTCATGTGCGTTTCTTGTACGATGAAAATACGTTCCGAATCGTTGCACGTTTGAACGGCGCTCCGATCAATGATACTACATATTCGGTAAGAAACAGCAAAACAAAGCGCGGCTCGTTTGTTACGTTGGGCACGCGCACGGCGTCAGTCGGCAGCTGATAATAACAATGACTATCGGGAGGAACTTTCAGCATGAAAATAGTGACCCTTGAAGAAGCAAAAGAAACACTTTCGATTGATTTTAACGAGAAAGACAATGAAATCGCGGGGTTGGTAAATTCTGCTGAAAGTTATCTTTCTATAGGTACCGGATTAAACTTTGATTATTTGTCTATTCCGCAGGATGACCCTGTAATGTGTTTGGCGAAAGGATATGTCTTATTGAAGGTATACCTCGATTATTATGACCTTCATTCCGAAATACAAGATTTACGGCTTACGCAAATGATGAAACAGTTACAGATTTGCGCTTGTGGGGGAATAATATGCTAAATCGGCGGAAGGATCAAAAAATACAACTTTATAAATCAGCTACCAAAGAAGTGGAAGGGATTACGAAAGTAGTAAGATTTCGTAAATTTATATATACGGAAGATTTGTTTGAAAAAGGCGGGGTATGGGCAAATGCACGGGCAATGTCGTTAACAGAAATTTCTAATGCAGGGCTCGATTATGATAAGCTGACGGTAAAGTTTACGGTGAACAGAAATCCGAAAATCACTACGGATTTGAAAGTAATATTTCGAGGAGAGATATACGATATAAAATCCATAGACGAGCTGGATTTCAGAAACGTGGATAGTTCGTTTACCGCAATAAAGACGTCAGACCCGACTAAATATACGGCAAAGGATGAGTTCGATGAATAATACAAAGTTTTCAATAAGGGAAAAGGTAGCAGCCGAATTTGAAACTGCGTTAAAGGCCGCGGGAATGCAACGTTCGACGGGCGACGACGAGTATAAGCCGAAATATTGGAGAGGACAGGTCAATGATCTGCTTTCGCAGAGCGTGTTTCTGCTTTACGCCGTATCGGACAATTTTGAAGTTCTTGCGGCGGATGACCATTCGGTGTTGCGTGAAGTTTATCTCTACGGAAAACTTTTTACTCGAAACGGCTTTTCGGACGCCGAATATCAGGATTTAGCGGAAGCAATCGAAAACGAATGCGAAAAAAGACAAATAGAGATAAATTTTACAAGCGAAACCGTTGATACGCAAATAGATGTGGATAGCCCTATCTATTATTGCAATTTTGAAGCGGCTATGCTTACCTTAATAACAGGAGGACAGAACAATGGCTGAAGAAAAAAGCAGAATTTATGAAAACGGCAATTATGGATTTATAGTTGCGGCGCTGAATGAAAAAGACGGGACGTATGAAGCGGCGGAAACTATAGAAGGTCTTATAAATGTCGATATTACGATGTCTCAAACTTCAAGCGATATTGCGGCCGACGATATAACCGATTATGCTACTTTGATAGGTGATGTAACGGGAGAAGGCACAATAACGTTTGTCGGATTAAAAAAGGCGGACTATGAAAAATTATACAACGCGATTACGGATAATAACGGCGCAATCGTTTTCGGAAAAAAAGCGCCGCCAAAGAAAGTGGGAATTTCCTTCTTCAATACGCAAAATCATAGCGGTGGAACTTCGGAAAATAAGTTTACTTTGAATAATTGCGTGTTTTCAGTCCCGAATATTCAAACGCAGACGGTGC